ATAATGGAATGTAGATTAATTATTCGTGACGAAGTTAATGTTAAACTGGAAGGTTTAGACTTAGTCACACGCAAAACACTGGTAAACAAATTCAAGTATGAAATACCTGGAGCACGTTACTTGCCAGCAGTGAGACTGGGACGCTGGGATGGTAAGGTTCCCTACTTTAATTTAGGTGGCACAACCTACATCAACTTACTGCCCGACATCCTACCTGAACTTGAAAGTCGTGGCTATGACATTGAAGTAGATGATGTCCGTGACTACAGAACTACATTCGAGTTTGACAAAGTAACAGAGTCAACGTTTGCAGATATTGCTTGGCCCAAAGGACATCCTGCGGCAGGTGAGCCTATTGTATTACGGGATTACCAAATTGAAATTATCAATAAGTTTTTAGAAAATCCACAGTGTATACAGGAAGTGGCCACAGGCGCAGGCAAAACTATTATGACCGCGGCGCTAAGTGCAAGTGTGGAGCAGTATGGTAGAACTATTGTTGTTGTGCCCAGTAAGAGTTTGGTCACACAGACAGAAGCAGACTATGTCAACATGGGTTTAGACGTTGGTGTGCTGTTCGGTGACCGTAAAGAATATACAAGAAAGCACACAATCTGTACTTGGCAAAGTCTAAACGCATTACTAAAAAATACACGCAACTACGAAGCAGATGTTACAATACAGGAGTTTGTGGAAGACGTAGTCTGTGTAATGGTAGACGAAGCACACAGTGCCAAAGCAGATGCACTAAAAAGTTTGCTGACCACAGTGTTTGCCCGCATACCTATTCGTTGGGGACTAACTGGTACCATACCTAAAGAAGATTTTGCTTTTCAGGCACTGAACTGTTGTATTGGTCCTGTGGTAGGAAAACTTAGTGCCAGCGAACTTCAAGAAGCAGGACACCTCAGTAACTGTCACGTAAATATTGTACAGTTATCGGATTACGTAGAATACAAAGATTATCAAAGCGAACTGAGATATCTATTAGAAACAGATTCCAGACTAGATTACGTCAGTGAACTTGTAAACCGTATTGCAGAATCGGGCAATACATTAGTTCTTATTGACAGGGTGGGTCCTGGCAAGGAACTGGCAAGTAAAATCAACAACGCCGTTTTTGTCAGCGGCGCAACCAAAGCAAAGGATCGAAAGGACGAATATGACGAGATTGCTACTAGCACCGATAAGGTTATTGTTGCGACTTATGGTGTGGCCGCTGTGGGTATTAACATTCCTAGGATTTTCAATTTGGTTCTTGTGGAACCCGGAAAGAGCTTTGTACGTGTTATCCAGTCAATTGGCCGAGGCATTAGAAAGGCAGAAGATAAGGACTTTGTCCAGATCTGGGACATTACTTCCACCTGTAAATTTGCCAAAAGACACCTCACTAAACGAAAACAATTTTACCGAGATGCACAGTACCCATTCGCCGTTGAGCGAGTAGATTGGCAGTAAATGATATCACGTGATAAATTTATACGTTATTTAGAAACAGTAGATTACCTTTACGTTGGTAATATATCTGCTGATTGGAATACAATTCTGGATGAATGTTATGCATTAGTTGACAAAAGTCCAACTTATTGGAATTCAGTATGTGCAGAAGGTTTGAAAGATTGGGGAGGAGTCCAAGGTGCAGAAAAGTGGACCGTAACAACAGATGGTGCCGCCGCAGTTGGATACACAAGCCAAAATACTAAATCATGGGGCACAACACACGACAAACCACAGTTGCATATGGAATGGGAAAAAATTGTAAAAGATTGGTTGCCATTAGAGCATGCTATAAGCAGACCGTCTTTGCAAAAACCTGGCAATGTTTTGCCATGGCACAGAGACTATTTTGTGATGTTTAAAAAACATTATCCAGAAGAATCTGAATATGTAATTAGATTTATTGTTTTTATGAAGGATTGGGAGCCCGGCCATATGTTTAATGCCGGCGACTCTATTTTTTCAAATTGGAAGGCAGGAGATGCTATTGTTTATCATCCTACTAGATACCACATAGGCGCGAATGCAGGAATGACAGACAAATGGACTCAAAATGTTACTGGTGTTCTTAAAGAGCAAATAAATTTTCCAGCATTAGATTTAGGTAAAATATGTTAATAGGTCATAAACCATTAATTATTCCGGAAATTATAAATTTTATTGATAATATTTTTCCTAATATTACTTGGGAAAAACTAATGCAAGTGGAGCAGCAAGATTTAGATCTTGCTTGGAGAACTTGGTTAACTGATAGTCCATGTCATGAAATTAAAGGTTTAGATCAATTTAAATTAAGTTCTTTTTGCCCGGGTACCAGTGATGCATTCGGTGAATTTATTGCAAGATATCCAAACAGGACAGTAAGGGTAAGTAGAAGCGATTTTATTTTAACTAAAATACTTTGCAAAACTTGGAATAGAAAACTAGTGTATCTAGAGGATGCACCGCTTGAAATAAACGACTGTATAATTTTGAGTATGCCATATAGCGGAAATGGTAGCGAACTACCCGATCAGGACCAATTATTGGACAATGCAGATAAATTAAATGTTCCTGTGTTTGTGGATGGAGCTTATTTCGGAATCTCAACCTCAGTAATTTATCCATTAGATAGAAAATGTGTAACCGACTTTACTACAAGTTTAAGTAAAAATATGGTAAGTGATCCTTTGCGATTAGGTATAAGATTTACCAAAGAAAAAATAGATGACGGTATTACTGCTACTCTATTGGGTAGTAATGTTTTTGATAGACTTGGTGCATATTTGTCTATACAACTCTTAAAAAACTTCCCCCATAAATGGTTGATTGAAAAATTCCATAACAAGTCATTAAAAATCTGCCAAGATCTTAAATTACGACCCACCAAAACAATTACTTTAGCGTTGGGACCGGAATCAATGATAGAATTCCAAAGAGGTGATTATGTTCGAATCTGTTTAACAGACGAATTAATTGCAGATTAGATATTGACATATTTTTATAAGAGTGTATACTTTGCGTAACACTATTAATATTATATGAGACTATTAACATTAGACAATACCAGTTACGAATTAAATGATATACCAGAAGAAGTAGATGACATACGTTTTTGCGTATTAGATAATTCAGATCCCAAAGACCCTGACTACTTTTTTATTCCTTTAATCTTTTTAGAAAGTTTTAACAGCCCTGCTCTCGTCTTAAAGATAGGCAACGCTACTATAAAAATGCCAATTGATTGGCAACTGCTAATAGGCGAAAAGGACTTGGGCGACTTAGAAGTAGTTCCTCTTACTAGCATCAACGACAGAGGATTTAGTGCGTTTGCTTTTAATCCATTAACAAGTTTTAGGCCAGACTTCTTTCCTGTAGAAGTTGTTGACATCTATCAGGACGTTAAGTGGTACTTTCCTAAACTAAAACCAGGACAGATGTTGGCCGTTCCTTTAGAAACAGGCGTAGAAAAACCTATGTGTGTTTATTTTGTTAAAGACATCAGTAGGCAAAGTGAGGTTGTTAACTATACAAAAGTATGGTAGTATGAGCGACTTAACTGAAAGACCGTACATTTACGAATCGCCGGATGGCGGTAAAACCATATACAGGCGATATGCAGGCGAAACTGCGAGGGAGTTAATTGGTTACAAATACGAACCAACTGACCAAGAACAGTTAGAAGTTTACCGAGAAATGATGGTTTTGGCTCGGACACATCCAGGCTTGGCAGAAGAATTAGAACGTGTTAAAATGTATTACTATCTGTTAAAGCAACAAAACAATGAAGTTTTTTGGCATCCAGTATAATGGACAAACTATCGATTAACAATGAAATGGCTCAGTTCGACACAAAGAACAGACAGTTCTATGACGAACTTACACCAGAAGAACAAAAGAAGTTTAGCACTTACTTGATGCTACGTTATGGTGCCAGCGTAGAGGGTAGTGCTGACTTTCAAGAATGGTACTTACGTGTAACTAACGAAAGGTTGAATGTAAACTTTTTTGATTTAAATAAACATCCTAAACTGCAATGGTTATTGGCTACCACAGTTAGTCCGGGTATGGGTCGGCAACGACATTATTGGCAGGCTGCAAAAAAGAAAGAAGGATCAAACAGTAAAGCAGTAAAGTTTTTGCAAAAGATATATCCAGAACGTAAGCAAGATGAAATAGAACTACTAGCCGCAATCAATGATACTAAGTCTTTAAAACTGTTGGCACAAGAGTCTGGCATGACAGACCAGGACATTAAACGGGAATTAGGGTGACGTATACCTGTAGGTATTGCAACAAAAGTTACAGTAAAGAAAGCACATTGGCTGCACATCTTTGCGAGCCCAAGCGCAGGTATCAACAACAGAATGAACAGGGAGTACAGATAGGATTTAAAGCCTATTTGAGATTTTATGAACTTACACAGGGTAGTGCAAAACTAAAAACATATGAAGATTTTGTTGGCAGTCCTTATTATATGGCTTTTGTTAAATTCGGCAGACATCTTGTGGCAATACGTTGCATTAATACTGCCAGCTTTATTGATTGGTTATTAAAAAACAATAAAAAGATTGATCACTGGACCAAAGAGTCCATGTACACAGAGTGGATGTTAGAATACATTCGTAAAGAAAATGTTAAAGACGCATTAGAACGTGCTTTACGTGAAATGCAGTTACTAGCAGACACAGATGAAAAATTGAAGGGAAATTTTAATGACTACTTTAGATTGGCTAGCAGTAATCGTGTGGTTAAGCAAATTTGTGATTGTCGTGTCACTGCTTGGATTGTGTTTAATTGCGATAGCGGAATACATTTCCTCGAAACGCTCAACGAAGAACAAGTCGGAATGATCTTGCCTTACATTGATCCAGACTTTTGGCAACGTCGTTTCACAGACTATGTTGCAGACACAGAGTGGGTCAAAGATATACTAGCAAAGGCAGGCCTGTGATGCTAATGCCGTACTTGATATTGGAAATAGATTTTGTAGGCGGAACCCATGGTAATTTCTTAGAGTTTATTCTTAACCTGTGTTTAACGAATAAAAAATTGGGGATGCCTTTTACTCAAATAGGAACCAGTCATAAAAAAAGTTATGTGGAAAAAGCGCAGTCAGTTCACAGCGACCATTATATGACAGAAAAAATTCCGTTTAAAGGAAATAATATTATTGTTATAGAGATTGATAAAAAAGTTAACTTACTTAATTTACAATCTATAATATTATACCGTGCTGGCGATAGAAAAATAGAAACTCACGATTTACACATCAAAACTTTTCATAAATTAAACATTAAAATGTATAAATCTCTACTTCAAAATTTATGTAAAAGTTATAATGTAAATTTGTCCGAATTGGAACCTAACTGTCCTAGACATATTCTAAGAGAGTTTTTTAAACACGCATATAGAGATAACAGTTTATTTGGTCCGACAGACGGACAAGAAGAGTTCATTAATTCTTTAATCAAAGAAGGAAAAAAATTATATAGATTTCCAGTTTCATCGTTTTATAATTACGAAAATTTTGACAGGGAAATTAAAAACATCCAACAATTTTATAATTTTAATTTTTTAAATTATGAATATAAAGAAGAGCACCGAGAATTTTTGCATTATTTAGAATATTTCTTAAGTTTAAATATCCTACCGGATAAAATAATAAATGCAGTTGAACATGAGTTAGATCTAGAATTTGATAATTTGACTATTTTACAAGAAAGTTATATTAACGGAAATCTAGAACGTATTTTTAATAAAGAAATGCCATTTTTACAAGAAAAATATTTTATCAACACAAGACAAATTATCGATTACTTGAAAACATGAAATTTCGTTCAGACATTGACATTGACTTTGCAGACAGAACAAAGATCTTGGACATATTGCCACATACTAGTGCCAGTATAATTAAGGATGGTTCCATCTCAAAACACAACACAGGTGTGTACTTTACAGAAATACCGCAAGATCCATTTACAGGATATGCCAGCATAGACTATGAACGAGCAGAAGATTTGGGATATTTAAAGTTAGATTTTCTTAATGTAAACCTGTACAGTCAAGTCAAAAGCGAACAACATCTATTAGAGTTGATAGAGCAAGAACCTGAGTGGGACAAACTGTATGATAGAGCATTCTGTGAGCAGTTAATTCACATAGGTAATCATTACGATACACTGATCAAGATGCCTGAAGCAGTTAACAGTATTCCTAGAATGGCCATGTTTATCAGTGTAATCAGACCTGCCAAACGCCACTTAATAGGACAGGCCTGGGGTGAAGTTAGGAAAACTGTGTGGCAACGTCCCGAAGACGACAGTTATTATTTTAAGCAGAGTCACGCAGTTGCTTATGCTACACTGGTAGCAGTCAACATGAATTTGCTAGGGAATTCTGCGGACTAGGGTAATACTACGGCGCTTACTGCGCTTTTGTGCATTTTCTTTTAGGCTGATTGTGGGCCCATACTTGATATCTACATCCTTGCTGATAAAAGTCTTTAAGCAGACCCTAAAAGGAGCCCAGTCTTGTTTAATGAAAAGATTTATAGGAACCATCCTATTACTTTCCCACCACCAAGTATCTGCTAGTTCCAAATAAACCTGCTTTTCTTCTTGGGTTCTTAGGATACCATAGTCGTAGATAGTAGTAATACTGTCGTCACAATTCTGAATTATGCCTATGTATTCATTGCCGCCGTAGGTCAAAAGACTTAAAAAAGGATACTCTTCTAGTAGTTTTTGGTAGTATTCTTCCACAGTGATATTTATAGTTCGA